TCAAAAGGTCGCAGGTTCGAGTCCTGCCGAGGTCACCATTTTAGACTTTTCGCGAACATCGAAGGACTGCAGCGCAGATAATTGCGGTGTATCGGTAAAATTAAATCTGACAGTGATGGAATATTTTTCGTCACTGTCTTTTTTTGTGCCTTCATCCGGTACGCGCTCGACAACAACGGAGTTAACCATGGTGCTGATGACCTTTTCTTTCATTTTATCGTCCGGAGCAGCGGCGATGTTGCGCAGGAAGTATTCTATAGCTTCTTTGCTAACCTTCGGCGGTGATGTTACCAGCTCACGCTCTGCTATAGCTTCATCCAGGGCGGCAGCCTTGGCTTCGGCGGCGTTTATCAGCTCAATAATGGTTCCGCTGGTGGCACCGTTGGCGATGGCGGCGGCGTAGTTGGCTATGCTCTTCTTAACGCGGGAGCGCTCAGCCTTCATTTCGGCCAGATCGTTATCAACCTGAGCTTCAGCAACAGCTTCGGCCTGCTCTGCTATCAGCTTGATGTTTTCCTCATGCAAAAGCACCTCGCGGGCACAATTATAAACGGCCTGCTCCAGCTCGTCCCTGTTCAGCGGTGATATGCTGCAGCTGGTTCTTTTTGCTCTTTTGTTGGCGCAGGCATAATAATAATAAAGCTCACCGCTTCTGCTCTTGCCGCTCATTCCATGCATCGGTCCGCCGCATTCACCACAAATAATATTAGGAGTAAGTAAATATTTATCACTCTTCTGCACGTTTATTCCCCTTCTTCCATAAGTTTTTAGTTTACGCTGCACTGCCTCGAACAGCTCCTTGCTGACAATAGGCGGTACGGCATTTTTTATTTCTATGTCCTTCCACCGGAATAAACCGGTATAGACAACATTTTTCAGCATCCAAGTAAAGCTGCTTTTATTCCAGGCTGCGCCCCTAGCAGTGCGCACGCCTAACATGTTCAGCCAGCTGGCTATATCTACATACTTCTCGCCGGCCAAAACCTTTTCAAAAATCTGGCGTACATATTCGCCGCGCTCCGGATCTATTATTAAGCGCTGCTCTGCGTCCCTGGTATAACCGAAGGGAACAGTGCCGGAGGTCCACTTCGCTTTCAAAGCGTTCTCCTTCATTCCACGCGTAACCTTTTCGGACAGGTCGACGCTGTACCATTCGGCCATACCCTGCAGCACACTCTTCAGCACAATGCCGGCTGCTCCCTCAGCCACGTTTTCCCTGGCTGATATAACCTTAACACCATGCTTCTTCAGCTTAGTTTCCCAGACAGCGAAGGAATACCTGTTGCGGGAAAACCTATCGTATTTGTAAATCAAGATAGCCTGAAACACGCCCTTCGACGCATCGGCAAGCATCCGCTGAAACTCCGGACGCTCATCCGTACGTCCGGTAATAGCTCTGTCTGCGTAAACCTGCAGCACGCTGTAGCCTTCGCGCTCGGCGTACTCGCGACACTCACGCACCTGGCCTTCTATGCTTTCCTCGCGCTGGTGACTGGAGGAATACCGCGCATAGATAACAGCGGGAACAGCACGCTCGGCCACGCTTTTCATACATTTAACCACGCTTTACCCTCCTTTCGTTACATCCCAAAATCTTAGCAATAGCATTTACCGGGACATTAGCGCTTCTGAGCACGAAGAAACCGCTTCTTTACGCTGTCCCAAAATATTGAAATTAGCAATCGTCGGGATATTTCACCTTCTTATTTGCTTGCCATTTGCCTGTCATTTGCCATTTTTGTTCCGCTGCTCTACTTTTTCGGGGCGCGGCCTACATCAAAGAAGCCGAGAATGCCTAGAGTAAAACTAATACTAAGAACGCCATATAACCACGGCTTTTGCGTATCCTTAAATCTTAAAATTGTGGCGATTAAAATCAACAAATAGCCTATTGAAAAAGCAGCATCACCGAACGAGCCGAAAAGTTTATTTGAAAGCATAAGGACAACACCCGTTCCCCAGTACTTCAGATACTCCTTATTATCCATATCACTATAAGTTATGGGCTTAGAGCGCTGCAGCTTGAAATCACTATCATAAGCTTGAGCACGGCCGTACTTCAATTCGCAATCCGTCACAATATCCTTGCCGATATAGCCAAGGTGAAAGTGATAAGCGTCGGCCACGTCCTGCAAAAACTCAGCGCCTGTTGCTTTCAGAGCATATTCCACGATAGCGACGCAGGCTCTGGCGTGCGCCATAGCGTTATAACGCTGCTCAAGGTTAAAACCTATTTTATCGGTAACGTCATGCAGGCGATGATGAGGCATCTCCGGGAACATTGCTTGCGAAAGCACGCACGTGCAAAACACGGGACAGCTTGGGAAAGCAAGCTCGTTGCCTGCCAGCTCTTCCGCCAACACGTCCATGTCAAACTTGGCATAGTGCGCGACAAGCGTTTTGCCGTTAATTTTTTCCTTAATCAGCGGCCACAGCTCATCAAAATACGGTGCATCCTTCACCATCTCTTTTGTGATACCATGCAAAGCCGTATTTTCTTTGTCGAAATGCAAAATACCGGGACGGATAAGACTGTAAAAAGTATCAATAATCTTTCCGTCTTTCACCGTAACCAGAGCGACAGAGCATGCGCTTTTGTGCCACCTGTTGGCCGTTTGAAAATCAATAGCTACATATTCCATAAAATCCCCCTATTAATATCTTAGTTTAGCTTGAAATCATCTTTCCAGTTTTTTGAAAATCCCATTTTTATAAGAACACTATTAAACATATTTTGTGGCAATTTTTTAGCGAAAGATGCTATTTCAGCAGAAAATTCTCCAACCATAGCAGCATAGTCGCGCTTGCTCAAAAATAAGCCTAAAATTATAACACAATCAATAAAATGTGATGAAAAGTTACTAGGCAGTGTTTTATGAAATAGTGCTATATTAGGGACTTTATTATTATTTTTTACCGTAATACTATACAGCCGCTCCTCATGAGCACAAACATTTCTAAAAATGTTAATAAAAGCAAACATCTTAGAGACGAATTTTTCTTCCTGTTCCGGCGTTAAAAGCAGCTTGACTCGATATGTTTTTTCGTAAGTGTTTATAATCTCATTTATAACTAGAAGTTTAGTCTGCATGGTCATGCCATTATAAAAATGAATAATATTGCCTAGTGTCATCTTTGTAACCAACACCCACAAGGGCAGCTCTTTGTGTTTGTCGAGATAATGATAAAACTGGTCGCCTAGCGCACCCTTCTTTGTATTTTTCGTTATTACGCTAGATAAGTCTGCTATAAGTTTGGTAGCGGTCTGTGGGTTAGAACTATCGAAATTATTTATATCAAGATAATTGAAGTTTTGTTTATACGTCTGCGAGAAATAATAAGCTACTTTCGTTTTCAACGAAGTTTCCATTTTCAAAATGTACTTTAATAATATAGCTCGCATATTCCTGTCAAAATTATAAAGCGCATATATATGCTCGAAAGTAGTGCCTGCCTTATATCTGTCGTCACCATACTGTTTGGTTTGCGGCATATCGAGAAATATATCTTTATAACCGTTGATGATATTATAATAGCCTTCATTTTTTAAAATCTGTATTGCTTTACTGCCGTCTTTAATAACAAGGTTACGACCTCTAAGAATGGTCAACTGCTGCCGATATGTTTTGAATGGCTTATCCATAAAATTCCTCCTATATAACGAAAAAAGGCTTGCCAATCCGCAGATTAGCAAGCCTCCGTGCATCGCCCTCAGGTTCTGCACTATCGCTGTACTAATCATTATAGCAGAATAATTAATTTTGTCAACAAAAACTTGCTTTTTCAGAAGCGTTGTGTTAAAATACTAAAGTTACCCATCTTAACACCACAATATATAGTGATTGATATTTTTACTTCTTTGCCGTCAGCACTGCGCTGGCGGCATTTTTGTATTTTATTTGCAATCTGCAGTTATCCGGCTTTTCCGAACAGCTGCATTTACTTCTTCATCCCGCAATGAATTATACGCAACTGCTTTCTTCTTCCTCTGAAGATTGAGCATACCGGAAAAGCTTAAATTCAATATTATTCAAAATCTCTTGTTTATCGCTGCTTGTCAACATTCGGTATTTTTTTATTAAAGCCAACTCCGAAGATGATAGCGACATCTTTTCTTGTTTACTAACTGAAATAAGCTCATCAATAGAAATTCTAAAGTATTGAGCAAGCATTTCTATTTTATCCATTCTAGGATACTTCTTACCATTCAACCAATCTGATACTGTAGCCTGCCTAAAATTCAAATCTTTTACTATATCAGATTGAGTTTTGCCGTTTTCTAACATAATCCTTTTTAGGTTGATTGAAAATAATCTTTTAATTTCATCTACCGGCATCATAATCACCTCAAGACAATTATATACCTAAAAGCGGAAAAAAAACAACAAAAAGCGTAAAAAATTACGCATTACGCATTGACAAAACGCTTAAAGCGATATAGAATAGAGTCACAGGAGGTGGAAAATATGCGAATCACATTAGAAGCTGCAAGAATCAACGTAGGGCTGAACCAGAAAGACGCAGCGAAAGCACTTGAAATTTCCAGAGATAGCCTTAGAAATTACGAACAATATAAAAAATCTCCCAAAATTGACCTTGCTTACAAAATGGCCAGTCTGTATAAATGCGAAATTACAGACCTTATTTTTTTAAAATCTAATATCGCTTAAAGCGGTATTAGAAATCACGGAGGTGCAAACATGAACAAAGACAAAAATAAAAGCCCTGCGCAGCAGGGCATAGGAATAAGCGGATTCTTACGCAAGCTTTTCGGCAAGCGTGAAGAAAAACACTACGTTGTAAAACAGCACTACATTAATATAAGCGGCTTTACAACGCAATTAGAAGCTTATCGTATGGCTGACAGCATCCAGAAGACTTTTGGAATACCGCCGGAAATGATAACTATTAGTGAAGCTGACTTATTAATTTCTCAAGCAGAGTACGAAAAATATCTGGATAAAGCTGCAGAAGCAACGGAGGCAACAAAATGCTGAAAGAGCAAAATAAAAGCCAGCACAAAGCTGGCTTGAAACGTAGAAAAGTAAGAGATTATTTCTTTTCCTGTATTCCGTTCTTCTCTAACGAATTTCTGGAATCGCTGACGTTTTGGGACTGGCTGCCGCTGATTATATCTATCGCGTCCTTAATTGCATCCATTGCAGCGTACTGCAAACACTAATCAGACATTACACCCATAAAAATTATAGGAGGCACATCATGGCAAAAAATCTCGTAGTCAAATCAATGGCAGATGTTTGCGTTCTGGACATTGCACTCTGCAACTACATCCAGCACGCCCGCAACCAATTAGACTGGCTGCAGAAGAATCACAAAGATGTAGCACAAGGCAACATCGAAGATTATCAGGAAAAAATCGCAGCGGCCAAAGGCCTGCTGAAGCAGCTGCGCAGCTTCTAAGGAGAACGCAATGACGAAAACACTGACCAAAACACTCAGAATCAAATCACAGCCGGAATACAACGCAGTAGAACGCGGCCTTTGCAATTACATCAGAGCTGTCAGCGACAAACTCCAGTCACTGAAGCAGGCAGATGAAAACTGCACCGGTCCGACCGTCAAGGATTATACAGAAAGAATCAAAGCCGCCAAAAGCCTGCTGAAGCAGCTGCGCGACTATTAACAAAGGAGGTACAACATGGAAAAGAATAACAATGGCCAAATGCCGAAGGCTTTTCTTACCTTGAAGCTCGACTCTATGCAGACCTTTGAGCTTATCAACGCTCTGCGCTGCAATAGCATCCGCTATCACATGGCAGTGAAAAACAGATTGGCGGAAATCCAAACGCATAAAGACAACAAAGACTATGTTGCCATGCAGGAATTTACCATCAACCGCCTGCACAGCAGCATTGATACAGCTCAGAGCATTCTCAAGCAAATTTATGCAAAGTATCCCTGGCTGGCTCCGGAGGCAGAACAAAATGAAGAATGACCTTTGCTATATCATCATCTCAAAAAGCACGGCCGCACGTCTGCAGAAGGCTATCGCTAATGACAAGCAGCTCGCAAGCGTTGCTGAGCAGATAAAAAAGCAGGAGCCGTTAGAAAATGGCCATACTAAGCACTTTTGGCACCAATACAACAAAATGGAGCTTATCGAGCAGCTGCAGCTTTATGAAAAGCTGGTGAATTACGCCAGCAACCGCTTTTTCAGACTGAGCAAGGAGGCGATAATTCGTGAAAAGAAAGATAGCTAACATTGTAGTTATTGGCGTTGGCGCTGTCCGTAAAATTCCCTTACGCCGCTTTGCATATCTGCTTTGGCTGCGTTGCGGCCGCGTGCTTGATCTGAAAAAACACTGCCGCATGCAGGAAGAGGAAAAAGCTGCCATTGAAAAGCCTTGTGCTGCGCCCGCTGATTTTAGAGGTTATGGCGGCATTGGTGGCTATCCTCAAATCAAGATTACCCATAAAATTTCGTGGAAGACACGGCGCTGGTAACAGCAGAAAGGAGCAAATCATGAAAACAATTATCTCCATTCTTATCGCGGCTCTGCTTGGCGCTGGCATCGGTGTCGGCCTTGCCTATGGCTGGCGTCTGTACGATGATAGCCGCTATGTATGTAATTACACCACAGCCACCGTTGGCGCTGGCGGCACTGTTTATGACCTCGCCTTGAAGTACCTGAAAAAGCAAGACCGCTATGATCTTGATGAAATGATTTTCTACATCATCGAAGAAAACGGCCTCGGCAACAGCCGCTACATGCTCATTCAGCCCGGCGATGTGCTGCGCATTCCGCTGTATACGCTAAAAAAATAAAAATTAGGAGGGCATCATGGCACGCAAGAAAAAAGAAATCATCATCAACAGTACATCCGGTAAAATCACTCAAAGAAGTGCTCTTACCCTTTACGATTACATTCAGCACTACTACGCCACCCATCCCGACGTATACGCTGACTTTCTCGCCTGGCAGGCAGCAAAGCACGAAGCTGCAGCACAATAGGAGGACGTGAGAATATGACGGAAAACTACGATGTCAAATATATTTTGAGCAAAGGCGGCTGCACTCAAATCCGCTACACCGTCTGTCCTGCAGATGCAGAACCGGAGGAAAACATTGTCAGCCGCGCGGATAAGCCGCACGAGGATTTTCGCAAACTGTGGGCGCTGCTCCCCGGCGTAGCCGCCCGCTTCCTGGAATTCCCGCTGCAGAATGCCGATGGCCAAAACATTATATTGAGAGTTACGAAGGTAAACTTTCTGGATAGCACAAAATACGGCTACGGTATGCAGCTCGTTGTCCTGCTGGAAGGCATGGCTCTTTGCCCTACGCCGCTTCAGATTGTAACACAAAAATTTTACTGCACGGAAACACTCACCCGCCAACAGGGAGAAAAGAAAATTCCTATGCAGCTGCTGTTGCCGAACGAAAAGGCCTTGATGAAGTCGCTCAAAGAAGAAGCCTTCAAATATGCCTATTGTGGCAAGCGCCAACAACCGACCATCGACGAAGCGCAACGCGCTTACGAGCGTGGCGGCTATCTTGATGAAGAATAACAGCTGCGGCCTGCGCTCTGCGACGGAAGAAGAAAGGACGTATAAGCAAGATGATTAAAGCAGCTACGGCTTTTGGTGGCGCGAAAGCATATGATATATCAATAGCGTGCCCCTGTAGAGAATGCGACGTGCGCTCACCGGGTTGCGGCAGAATATGCAGCGATTACAAAAAGTATAAATTTGTTTTGGCTGTGCTGAACGGGAAGCGCCAGGCTAAGGCCAAAGCAGCGGCTGAATGTCGTGCAATGCGCAATGAACGTATCAGAGAATGGAAACATAATAAATGTTGGCCAAAAGGTTGAGATAAAAAGTATATGAAGAAATATAATGCGAGGCTATTCTGCCTCTCTAAATAAATATTTTTAGGCACGAAAGGAGCCGATATTATGATTAAAAATTATGTACCCCTGCGCGATGCAAAGAAGGTCCACGTTGTAGAGCTGACTCACCTCTTTGGCGGCAACAAACTTGTAACCCGCCATTATATGCAGGATGACAGCGCAGCAGAAATCCTTGCCGTTTACACTGATGAGGACTCTTCCTGGCTCAGCGATGACTTTGAACCGGTAGAAGGCACTATTCTCTATGATGGTATAAACGATGTTGTTGACGTTACCGCTGGCGATGTAACCTTGACTGTCCACCGCGACAAGCTGGCAAATTACCTTGTTGGCATCGAAATCGTTGACGTTCAATAAATAAGTAAGACCAAAACCGGGGACAACATGGCGCTGTCCCTGGCCTATCAGCAAAGGAGGATACCATGTTCGGAATAGACAACAAACCTAAAATCTGCGTTTTTAACCTGCCTATTGAATGGCTGCACCCGCATCCGCATAACCCCAGGAAAGACCTAGGAGACCTTTCGGAGCTGGTCGAAAGCATTAAGGCCGTCGGCATAAAACAGAATCTTACTGTTGTCCCTGATCGCGACGAGAACGGAGATATGCTTGACGATAGCTATACCGTCATCATTGGCCATAGACGCATGGCCGCGGCGAAGGCTGCAGGCTTTAAAGAATTGCCTTGCGCTATTGATATGGAGATAACACCGGCGGAACAAATCGCCCTGATGCTCCATGAAAACATGCAACGCCGTCAGCTCACACCCCTGGAAGAAGGCCTTGGCTTCCAGCAGCTGCAGTTAGAATTTGGCTGGCCGGTCGGCAAAATCAGTGACTACAGCGGCTTTTCGGAAACGACCGTGCGCGATCGCCTGCGTCTTACGCAGTTTGACAATACGAAAGTAAAAAAAGCCTACGAAGAACGCCAGCCGAAGCTTGTGGAATTTGAAGCGTTAAGCAAAGTAAAGGACGAAGAAAAGCGTAACGAGCTGCTGGAAAAGATTGGCACGTTCGGCTTCATGCCTGCAGTAAAATCGGCCTTAGCCGAAGAGGCAGAAAAGACCTTCATGGAAGATATAAAAAACATCCCACAATTAAATAATGCTACCGTCCTTTCGAGAACAGATGTCTGGAACGCCAGCAAATATAAATTATTGGCATCTGTAAAGGTACCTGAAGGCGACAAGGTTGACGAAAACTTTATTGCTGCACTGCCTACCATTCCAGAAAGCCAGAGACATCACTATATTTATTATGATAGATGTGAAAAGAACTTAGAATTTTATTCCAAAGTAAAACATGCCTCGGCAAAATAATCAAAGGAAGCTCAAAGGGAGCGCGAAAACATAGCAAACAACTGGGCTGATTTGGCAGCGGTTAGCCAAAAATACTATGAGCTGCGTAAGCACTTCGTTGAAAACTTCTACTGTCATTCCAACGAACAAATAATGCTCGCCCTGCAGGGAGCTGTGTATGCAGTCGCATCAGAAGCACCGCGCTACACTACAGATCAAATCAGTCAGGACCTGGTTAAAGTTTTAGGAATACCTGAAAAAGCCTACAGCTCATACGATGCACGCCGCATTGCGATTATCACCAAGGTGCATGAATTAAAGCGGAACAACGTAACTCAATGTGTTTATCAGCTCTTTTCTGATAGCGCAGGCCATAACGGCCGCTATGGCTGGGACTCTACAAAGTGGCCCGTATACCGTAAAAGACCTGAGGTTATCGCCCTCTACACCTGGCTTGAAAGCTTAGGCTATGAAACCAGCCAAGAAGAAAAAGAGCTTATAGACGGCACCCATGAAGTTTTCCATAGGAAAAACAATTAAATAATTTACGCGCATTACAGGGCGCAGGCTGCTTCTGCCGATATGTTATATACAAGCAAACAGATGGCGCAGAACCAAAGAAGAAGTATATCACTTTATCCAGCCCGCGCCCTAAAGTGCGCGATAAAACAATTATATATTTATAGAAGAAAGCTGCGAGGTTAAACCCCTCGCATTAGCTTGATATAGCATATTAACTTAATCGCACTCATAGGGCTGCGAAAGAAATTTACTCTTTGACTCCGGTGGTGATTGACTGTGTACAAGAAAAAAGAAATCTATTGCGGCGAAGTCCTGGAAGTTGAAAAAACTTGTAGCTTTAATTATAAGGGCAAAAATATGACCAGAGGACCGCGCATAGAAAAAACATCTGAAGCCATGGCCAAGGTTAACGAACGCCGTGCTCAGAAAAAGCTTTCTCGCCTGATCAATACCAACTTTGGAGCCAACGACTACCACCTTATCCTTACCTACAGCCCGGAGAACAGAGCACTCAACCCTGAAGCTGCTAAGAAAGACCTGTCTGCTTTTCTTTTATCCATGAGGAAAAAATATAAAAGAGCTGGCCTGGAATTCAAATATATCGCCGTAACTGAGTATGGCAAGAAGTCTATGCATCATCATCTTGTAATCAATAAGGGCATAGACCTTGCTGACATTGCTGCATCCTGGAGACATGGCCGCATCCACACGACCAACCTCGACAACAGCGGCGATTATGACCGCCTGGCTCATTATCTGATTAAGCAAACAAATAAAACTTTCAATGATCCGGAACGCTGCGTGCATCACAAGCGCTGGTGTGCGTCACGGAACCTGAAGAAGCCTATAGAAAAAAATTACAAAGTTAAGGCCGACAGCTGGCGCGAATATCCTACGGCACCAAAGGGCTACATGGTAATCACTGACAGCATCGTCAGCGGCGTAAGCGATTGGACCGGTTGGCCGTATCAATATTACCGCTGTATAAAAATCTCTCCAGAAAGAAGGAATAGCCATGCCACAAAAAAACACATCAACAGAGCCAAAGGAAAAGACTCTTAGAATCACACTGGATATACCGCCAAGCGTGAACCATTGCTATGCGCCGAATTATAAACACCATCAGCGTGATCGCGTCCTTACTCCACAAGCACGCAGCTGGAAGGAATATGCCAAATTAAAGGCGCTGTCTGAAGTGCGGCGTCAAGGCTGGCAGACTCCGGCAAAGGGAGTAAAGGTTGTTGTCGAGCTGGTGGCCTATTGGCCTGACGGCAGGACAAGAGATATGCATAACGCGCATAAGTTGCTCATGGATGCACTGGAAGATGCTGGCGTATATCCTAACGATAAATTTGCCTTGGCTCGCGATATGGACTTCACCATAGACCGCAAAGAACCAAGGCTGGAAGTGTTTGTTTATTTAAAACCGGAGGGAGAAAAATATGGACAGCCAAGGAATCAAGATTAAATTGCAAAGCGTAATCGTAGCAGAGCAGGACGTGCTCAGGCTGCAAAGCCAGCTTGAGCATCTGCAGCACCTGGAGCAGACAATCAATGAGCCGCAAAGCTACTCAGACCTGAAGGCTGAGCAATCGGCAAAGATTAACAAACACAAACAGCTCTACCGCGCTGCCCAAAGAATCATAGACAGCCTGCTGATTTCGAAGCATGGCCAACATGATCCGGAAAAGACTCGGACCTGCAAGACCATCTTAGCCGAACGCTATCTGCACGGCAAAGGATGGTCGGAGATTGCCAGGCTTATCAACTACTCAGAGCGCCAGGCGCAACGGCTTCACGGCACAGCTTTGGAAGCAGCTGCCTTGGCAGCTCAACGCAAGAAAAAAATATAATTAAACATACGAGCGGTTCGCCGCTCTTTTTTTGTTTATAAATCAGTGAATATTCTGACAATTGACCAAAAAATAGGCAGCATCCCCCCCTATCAAAAAAATTTTGCGTGTTCAAAGCCGTACCGGCGCGGTTCCTTAACACAATAAATTGGTCGCGCGTAAGCCCCCCTCCCTAAAAAGATAGAGAATTTTTTCTTTCAAAACGTCGAACGTGGCTTTGGTGCTGGCTTTGCGGCGCTGAAGCAAGGAAATTTTTCGCCAAAGAAACGACAAGAAAGAAAAAGTAAGGAATTTTTTGCGGCACTATTGGAAGAGATTTTTATTTTTAGCCGTTTTTCTATGCAAAAATCACATGCGCATATTCGAACACATAAACATGTCGCTACTTGTCACCTGCTTGTGTGCTATTTTAGATATAGGCAAACACATTAAAGAGAGGCAAAAGCATGAAACCATGGGCGGAACAATTTTACAAGTCAAAAGCGTGGCTTAAATGCCGCAAGGCATACATCACAAGCGTACAAGGCCTTTGTGAACGCTGCAGGCGGCGCGGAATTGCCAAACCCGGCAAAATCGTGCATCACAAAACAGCATTAACGCCTGACAACATCACAGATCACAGCATCAGCCTAAACCCGGCTAACCTGGAATACCTTTGCCAGGAATGCCACAACATCGAACATTATCAGAAATTCGGCTCCACGCGGCGCGGGCTGGCGTTTGATGCTAATGGCCAGCTTGTGCAAGTGTCTGACGAAGCCAACAACGGCGAAGCTTAAAGCATGAAAGGAGGCGGCGCTTATGGCAACACCTAAGAAAAAAGAAAAAGCGGTAAAACCAGAGGCAAAAGCTGCAGCCTTGACATCCAGCAGCCGTGTTCGGCGCGAGGTCACACGTCTGAATAAGATTTTCGCTGCACGTAACCACGAAGAAAAGGAATACCTGGCCGGACTTGTCAAAAGGGCAGCCTGGATGAAGGTACAGCTGGAGGACATGGAAAAGGACCTTGAACAGAATGGCCTTACGGAAATGTTCACGCAATCGGAGAACGCTCCGCCCTATGAGCGCGAGCGCCCGAAGGCAAGGCTGTATAACTCCATCAACAAAAATTACCAGACAATCATGAAGCAGCTGGCGGACTTCCTGGCCCGTTCCGATACCAGCAGCAAGCCTCCGGATGACGGCTTTGAAGACTTCTGCAACAGCTAACCCTATCAGGGAATATTACGCAGCCATCCAGCGCGGCGATATTATTGCCTGCCATAAAATCACCCGCACACTGGAGAAGCTTTGCGCTGACCTTGACGATACCGACGGGCCGTATATCTATGACAGCGCAAAGGCGGAAAAGGTTATTACCTTTATCGAAAAATACTGCAAGCAAAGCAAGGGCAGGAATGGCGGTAAAGGCATCCGGCTGGAGCTATGGCAGAAAGCCTTCATTGCAGCCACGTTTGGCTTTGTAGAAAAGACGACAGGCTTTAGAAAATACCGCGAAAGCGTGCTTATTGTCGGACGAAAGAATGGAAAATCCACAATAGGAAGCGCCGTCGGTAATTACATGCTTTTTGCCGATAAAGAAAAAGGCCCTGAAATCGTCAGCGCTGCTACAATGAAGGACCAGGCAAAAATAGTTTGGCTGGAAGCTAAACGCATGGTACAGAAAAGCCCGTCATTAATGCGCCGGGCGAAGCTGCTTGTCAGCGAAATACAATGCAAGCTCAATGACGGCACATTCAGGCCGTTGTCCAGCGACAGCAATACGCTTGACGGCCTAAACCTACACGCGGCCATCATTGACGAGCTGCACGCCATCAAGGACAGAAACCTTTATGACGTACTCGTAGACGGTATGAGCGCCAGGGAGCAGCCGTTGTGTTTGATTATCTCAACCGCCGGAACTGTGCGTGAAGGCATTTTTGATGTTAAATACAGCGAAGCACAAGACATTATCAATGGTTACGATAACGGCAGCTATATAGACGAACATGTCCTCTTTTTTGTCTACGAGCTGGACGACCGTGAAGAATGGCAAAAGCCGGAATGCTTTATAAAAGCTAATCCTGGCTTAGGCACCATAAAAAGCCTTGCGCAGCTGCAAAACAAGGTAAAAAAGGCGCAGCATAATCCGGAACTTGTCAAAAACCTGCTTTGCAAGGACTTCAATATGCGTGAAACATCCGGCAGTGCATGGCTGACCTTCGAGGCACTCAATAACGAAGAGCGCTTTGACATCGAACAGTTAAAACCGCGTTATTTTATCGGCGGGGCGGACCTGTCGCGCACAACGGACTTAACCTGCGCGTCGGCCATCTTCAAAAAGCAGGCTGACGGCCCTATATATGTCATGCAAATGTATTGGCTTCCCGAAGATCTGCTGGAAGAACGCAGCGAACAGGATAAAATCCAATATAACCTCTGGGTGCGGCAAGGCCTCATGCGCGTTTGTGCCGGTAGTAAAATTCGCTACGAAGACGTGACAGCATGGTTCTGCGAGCTGGTGAACAAATACGGCATGATGATGCTCTGGTGTGGCTATGACAGCTGGAGCGCAAAATACTGGGTTGACGACATGATTAGTAATTTCGGCAAGGAAGCAATGGAACAGGTAATTCAAGGCAAAAAAACACTTTCCAGTCCTATGCACAACATGGGCGCGGACTTGAAAGCCAAACGCATCATTTACAACAATAACCCTATTTTGAAATGGTGCCTTTCCAACACTGCCATTGACATAGACATCAACGGCAATATACAGCCTATGAAAGCCAATCAGCTCCGACGTATTGACGGTACAGCTTCTTTGCTGGACGCTTACGTCACCCTGGAAAAACACCTGGCAGATTACAATTCTTTCACGCTTTAGTTTAGGAGGAAAACATGAATATATTCCGCTCAATGTATAGTAAAATCTTCGGCCGAAACCCGACACCGGCAGCGGAACCCGTCAACCTTGTACGCTTTGTGTCTCTGAATCAGGACGTAAATCTGGCGCAGGCTGGCGGCGCTGAGAGCTACCAAAACCTGTTTACGCGCGTCTGCATAGACTGCCTGGCAGAGAACGCGGCCAAGCTGAAGCCCAAAGTACAGCGCATCATAGACGGAGGCATCAAGGACGGCGACAGCAGGCTGCAGGCGCTGCTTGAAATCTCTCCCAACGAGTACATGAACAGCTTTGAATTCATCTACAAAGTTGTTACGCTATGGGCAAAAGACAATAACGCTTTTATTTATATTGCAAAGGACCTGCGCGGCAATCCTATAGGCCTCTACCCTATCGCCTACGCGCAGGCAGAATTCCTTGAAGCAAACAAGATGCTTTTCGTTCGCTTTACGTTCGGGAACGGCTTTCGCATGACTGTCCCTTATGAAGAGCTCTGCCATCTCCGGCGATTTTTCGGGCCGAGCGACCTTTTCGGCGAGGAGAACGAAAGAACCCTAAAGCCGCAAATCGGCCTTCTGAACATCGTCAACAAAGGCTTCGCGGCGGCGGTAAACAACAATAACCGCTTAAAGGGCATCATCAAATCAAATGTAAACCTGCATAATGATGACCTGAAGAAGCAGCAGGAAGCCTTCGTGAAAGACTATATGAATCTATCCAATAACGGCGGCATTGCGGCGTTGGACACCAGAACAGAATACATCGAACTGAAGAATCAGCCGACCGTGGCCGACGACAAGCAAATGGAAGTTGTGCGCAAGGACATAATGGCCTATTTCCACGTCAGTGATGACATCTTAATGGCCCGCTACAATGAAGAGCAATGGGGTGCTTTCTACGAAAGCGTCATTGAACCCATCGCAATCCGCTTAGGATTGGAGCTTACAAGAAAAATATTTACGCAAAGAGAAATTGCTGTAGGCAACAGAATCCACTTTGAAGCTAACCGCCTGCAGTATGCATCTACAAGCAGTAAAATCACCCTGACCAAAGAACTGATGCCGTTCGGAATGCTCTCTGTTAACGAAGCAAGGGAAATCTTCAACCTTGCACCCGTAGAGGGCGGCGAAAAGCGCTTAGTATCTTTGAACTATATTGACGCAGAGCTTGCTAACCAGTACCAGGCTGGCAAAATCGGCGCTGAACAGGTGGAAGGAGGTGAAAAAGAGTGAGTGATACAAAAAACACTAAGCTTTACGCGTCACCGTATAATCCTAAATTCTGCATTCGGTCCGCTCCGGCCGCTGACGACAGCGATAATAAACAGCGGAAAATTGCGGGCACAGCAATGCTTTTCGGAGAAAAGACTGTCCTGTTTAGCATCGGCGATGTTGATTATTGCGAAATCATCGACGCGCACGCTCTTGATGGCTGCGACATGTCTGACTGCGTCTTTACGCGTAACCATCAGGCCGACAAGCTGCTGGCGCGCACAAAGAACAACACCCTGCAGCTCACAATAACGGAGCACGGCCTTGATTTTTCGGCCGACGTCGCAGATACCCAGGACGGCCGCGATACGTTTGAGCTCATCCAGCGCGGCGACATTGAGGCCTGCAGCTTCTTCGCGGAAATCGAAGAAGCTAGCTATAACGTCGAGACACACACGCGCACCATCTTGAAATTTAAGCGTTTGAATGATGTGTCGGCTGTAACCTTCCCGGCCTACGAAAACACAAGCATTGACGCCGAAATGCGCAGCGCTTACGGCTTTGAGGAAGCGGAAACCGCCGCTGCCAAGCAAAAAATTGAAGAAGCCAAGAAAAAAATCTTACTGAAATTTTAAGGAGGATACCATGAATAAAGAACTCTTAGAACTCTTAGAAAAAAAGAAGGTACTGCGCTCTAAGCTGGAAGCTGCCAAAGACCTTACTGCAATCAATGCTCTGGAAAAGGAGCTTGACGAACTGAACAAACAGGAAGAGATGCTGGTGGCGCGCGCCAGAATTGCCAACAAACTGAATAACAATCCCGGCTTAGGAAATCCGGTGCCTACTCCTGGTAATGTTCCTTCTGAAGAAGATATGTACGATACCATGGCCTACAGAATGGCGTTTATGCGCTATGTATGCTCCAATGGTGCCAAAGAGCTGCCGGGTGAATATCGTAGCAACGCAAATACAACCACTACCGATGTCGGTGCTGTTATTCCTACAACCATCATGAACCGTATTGTCGAAAAGATGCAGGCTGTCGGTATGATTTTGCCGTTGGTAACTCAAACAAACCTGCGCGGTGGTGTAACCTATCCTACAAGCACTGTAAAGCCTGTTGCTACCTGGGTAGCTGAGGGCGCAACCTCTGACAAGCAGAAGAAGAGCGTCACAGGCATCACCTTTGCTTATCACAAATTACGCTGCGCTGTATCCATCACTCTGGAAACCGAACAAATTACTCTCTCTGCCTTCGAAATGTCTCTTGTAAACGGCATTGCTGAGGCGATGGTTAAGGCTCTGGAAGAAGCGATTATTAACGGCAATGGCACAGGACAACCGAAAGGCATTCTGAAGGAAGATGTACCTGAAGGACAATCTGTTGTTCTTGCAGGCTTTGCACTGACCTACGAAGATGTAGTTAAAGCAGAAGCTGCTCTGCCGCTGGCTTACGAAAACAACGCTGTCTATGTCATGACCAAAAAAACCTTTATGAATTTTGCTGGCCAAGTTGACAATAACGGCCAGCCTGTTGCCAAGGTAAATTACGGTGCAAGCAATGCTCCGGAGCGCTACATTTTAGGGCGCAAGGTAATCTGCTGCGACTATCTGCCAAACCTTGACGCAAATACTGCTGTGAATACTGCTGTCGCTCTGATTTTCGACTTAAAAGACTATGCTGTCAACACCAACTATGTAATGGGACTGAAGCAATACGAAGATAACGACACCGAAGACCAGATTTTCAAATCTGTTATGCTGGCCGATGGTAAAGTTATTGATAAGAATGGCCTGGTAGTTATTAAAACTCCGGCAACTAAAGGCTAATCATGGATGAACTGTTAGCAGAAGTAAAGCTCTACTTACGCCTTGACGGTGACATAGAGGACACACTGCTTACCGGTATGATTAAAGCTGCGAAGCAATACCTTATTTCTGCCAGCGGGAAAACAAAAACAGCTGACGGAAAAGATATTATCGATGACGAACTTGCCAAACTAGGCATTAAAATGCTTGTATCACATTGGTATGACCATCGTGGCACAGAATGGCTTGGCAGCGGCAAAACGCCCGCTGAAATCGGCTACAGCTTTAAGGTAATACTGGCTCACATCACAAGCTCAGGTGACTATATATGTTAAACGGAGCAAGCGACCGCACGCATCGCATTACCTTACGCCGCCCGGACATCGTAGCAGATGGCTACGGCGGCCAAAAGCGTGCCTTTAGTAACTACGCAACACGTTGGGCGCAGGTAAAGCCCCCGGCGTACCGCGAACAGCAGGCGCAAGGCGCTCCCATGAGCCGCGAGGAAATCGTGGTAGAAATAACGCCTGCTGACAATGCTGTAGGCCGCGGATGGCGCTTACTCTGGCAAAACCATGAGTACGCTGTCACCTCCACGGACAACACATACAGGGAGCGCACCCTTATAACGGCCAAGCGCCTGAATCCGGGAGAATAACATGCCACGCAGCTACATAACAACATTAAGTGATGAAGAACTTACAAAATGCCTTAAACAAATCAAAGCATTTGACGGAAAAACCAGACTGGGAGTTGAAAAGGCTCTGAGGAATGGCACAAAACGCGTAAGAACCGGCGCTGCCAGACGCGTAGCTGTACGCTCCGGCACACTGAAGCGCTCTTTACGTTCCGGCTTTTCTCGGGCAAAGCTGGAAGGTGTCATAAGAGCTAAACAGCCTTACGCGCATCTTGTTGAATATGGAGCGCAAGGCTTCTTCACAAAGCCTAAAAAGGCTGGCATCCGTGCGCTAAAAATGAACATCGGCGGCAAGGCCGTGTATTCCAAAAGCGCTCGTGTTCCAGCAAGAAAGGCACGTCCGTTCCTTGCGCCGGCCTTCGAAGACGAAGCTCCCAGAATCATCGCTGATGTAAAAAAGGAGATTGAAAATGCTTAGACTCCCAAATAACGCTCTGCAAAAGGCTCTTATTAAATTACTTAAAGAAAAGATGCAAGGCGTATCTGTTTATGACTTCGTGCCAATCGAAGCTACGCCGCCTTATATAACTCTTGGCAGCATTGTTGTAACTGATCAGAGCACTAAAACAGAAGACAATTACAAAGTTGACATGCAAATCAACATTTGGAGCGAATACGAAGGCAGATACGAAATTAACCATATAGCGCAGCAGGTTATATCCCTGCTTTGCAGCCCTGACGGCTATATGGATCTATCTGCCGACGGCTTTGCCATGTACCGTGCTAAAATTGACACCTACGAGGCCTACCCGGAGGACGGCGACGGCTATAACGGAGCAATTACCTATGAGGTACATTTAAAAAACACCAAAGCAAACGCTGACGATATTTAGAAAGGAGCATAATAATGTCTGAAGTAACCTTCGCTACCCCTACCAACGCATCTACAAATGCTACAGCTGGTAAGGATTACCTTATTTATCTCAACACCGGTGCAACCGAAGCTAATCCGACCTGGACGCTGCTCGGTGGCCAACGCTCCGGCGACCTCTCCCGCCAGGCTGACGAAATTGACGCCAGCCACAAGACTAGCGGCGGCTGGAAAACAACTCTCCCCGGCCTGCGTTCCTGGTCCATTGACCTCGAAAGCGTTTACCTGGCTGGTGATGCAGGTGCAAAATTCCTTGAAGCGGCATTTTTGGCCGGCAAAAGAGTGCATATTAAATTTGAATACCCTGATAAAAGCTATATTACAGGTTGGGGCGCTGTAACAGAATGCAGCCTGAAAACACCTCATGACGATGTAGCTACCATTAGCGGCACAATTAAAGGTGACGGCGCTCTCAGCGACGTACAGCAACCGGCCGCTTAATCAATTTCAAAGGCTGGCGCTTTGGCGCTGGCCTTAACTAAAATTTAGGAGGAAACCATGAAAAAAATTGACTTTGAATTCTTTGCGCCTGGCCAACAAATCTACTTTGATGTCAGCCGCATTATGCAGGTAGAAAATGTTTTGAAAAAGGGCGTCGGTGAAATCGTCATGGAACAAAATTTGAATATGGGCACGCTTTGCGTCCTGCTCTCCATCGGTTTGCGTCATTATGGCCTGCAAAATCCGGAAAAAGTTGCTAAGAAGCTGCAAACGTTACTTGACGAAGGCGTGGAAATTGAAGAAATTCAAATGCCTGTAGCAAAAGCTCTTGTAGCAAGTGGCGCGCTTGGCAAAAAAGTTTATTATCAGCTTTTCCCTGAAGAGCTTACCGAAGCGAAAGCTGAAGCTCTGGAAAAAGAGGAAAACGCAAAAAACTAAGCCAGGGCGAAGCAAAGCGCCCTAGCATTTTTGAATGGCTTGCATGGGCTGAACCTATAGCCTACGGCAGGCTTCACCTAACCCCAAAGCAATTTATGGAGTTAGATCTTATGGAATTCAGCACTATGGTTGATGCACTAAAAGAAGCCGACGCACGTCGGCGCGAGGAAACAGCTTACTGGGTGAGCCGCATAATGAATTGCTTTGCTAGCAAGCCCATAAAACCGGCAGACCTCTTAGAACCATTCAGGCCACCCAAAACAAGCGCCGAAATTGTCAACGAGCGCAACGAGTTTTTCAAGAATTTCTATAATCAACGAAAGGAGGTAAAAGCAGATGGCGACAGTAGCACAGCTTTTGATAAAAATAGGCGCTGACACGTCAGAGCTAAGAAAGCAGCTCAACTCTACTAAGCGGCAAATACGCTCAGCGTTCGGCAGCGATTTCCTAAGAGTATCCAACCGAGCGGCTCTTGCTATCGCCGGTATTGGCGCTGCGATAGCTGCAGCAGGCGTGAAGGCCGTTGAAGCAGCCGGCAAGCTGCAGAACGTGCAAACAGCCTTCACTAATATGCTAGGCAGTGCACAGAAGGCAGCAGCCTTCACAAAAGAGCTGCAGGGCTTCGCAGCGGCAACCCCTTTCGAATTCAACCAGGTTACCAGCGCTGCGCAAAAATTCTTAGCGTTCGGCTTTACTGCCGAACAGGTAATCCCAACGCTTACGGCTGTAGGCGATGCAGCTGCCGGCGTTGGCCTTGGCGCTGATGGTATTGACCGCGTAACTTTAGCTCTTGGCCAGATGGCCGCTAAAAGCCGTATCCAATCGGACGAAATGCTGCAGCTGACCGAAGCAGGCATTCCGGCATGGCAGATGCTCGCCGACAAAATCGGAAAAAGCGTGCCTGAGGTTATGGACATGGTAAGTAAAGGCGCTGTTGATGCTGCAACCGGTATCAATGCCCTTGTAAAAGGCATGAATCAAAAATTCGGTGGCATGATGGAACAGCAGAGCCACACCATACAAGGCACCTGGTCCACTCTCATGGATGGCATAGACCAGACAGCAGCTCAAGTTGGCTTGAGACTTGCAGAAAATTTCAATGTGACAGGCATCTTCGAGAGCCTGGGCAATACGATGAATGATTTTGCTCAAGCTGTACAAACCAGCGGCATAGCGGAAGCCTTTCGGACTGCCATCCCAACGGAATTTCAAATAGCGATAATTGGCATCGGCACAGCGCTGGTTGGCGTAGCGATACCAGCTATAGCTTTAGGAGCAACGGCTCTGATTGGCTTCTTGGCTCCTCTTGGAGCAGCCATAAGCGCTGCTGCACCGTTTATAGCGGCGGCAGTAGCTATAGCAACAGGACTATATGCTCTATGGCGAAACGGCGTCACAGTCGCAGATTTTTTTGATTTTTTTGGCATAGAGATGCAGACTGTAACAGGTTATGTTGATGCTGTAAAATCTTGCTTTCAACAACTTGGCAGCACTTTCCAATCTGTCCTTACAATAACGAAACCGTATTTCACCGTTCTTCTGGCATTGTTATATGCACTTGTGCAAGGAGCGGCATGGTTCTACGGCTTCTTCATAGACATTATGCTAAAACTTGCTACAGGTTTCATTAATCTTATGAATTTAATACTCCAGGTAGTAGAATGGGCGGCTAACGGTATAAACACATTTCTGAATTCAATTGCCGATTATTTCATGAATTTAGCTGACTCTGCACTGCCTAAATTTGCCTCCAGCGCACTTAAACGTATTTCCGGCTTCGTGACTACAGCAATCGGCTGGCTCAATAATCTTATCTCCAAAATATTCGAGACGGACGACGCACTTTCCGAAGCCAAGGGCGAAGAGAAGAAGGCCCCTAAAGCTCCTAAAAAGCTGGAAATACCAAAATACGACCAATTCAAAAACACAGCCCCTACAGGAGCAACCAATGTTCCTAAAATTGCAGGCGCTACAGGCGCTAGTGCTAAAACTGACAATAGCCTGCTGAATGAAGCAGCAAATACCAGTAAGCAGATAGCTGACGAATGGTACAGAACATTTTCGACCAAAAGCGCTATGGTTGACCGCTGGTACAAGGAAGAGAGCGACAGCCTGGAAAAAAGCCGCGCTCTTAACAGCAATTATGAGGTGGACAAGCAACGTCTCACAGAGCTTTACGCGCAAAAGCGGCTTGATGCACTCCGTGAAGAAGCCAAGGAACGTGATGACCTTATAAACAAAGCCCGCGAACTTGGTATAAACAGCAAGACCGCTGATATAGCTCTCTATAGCTCCGAAGGTACCAAACAGCTGGAGCAAATGCGCTTAGATTATACGAAGACACTGAATTCCATCTCTGATCGTTGGGCAGAGCAGCAAAGGAACTTCACCGGTATGACCGAAGCGCAGAAAAATACTTATCTGGCAGCTCTAAAGGAATACGGCGTAGCTTACGAGCTGAATGCGCAGCAGGAAATCAGCTTCACACAAGAAGCCGAAAAGGAAAAGCTGGCCGCATTCAAAAAGTATCAGGACGAAAGACTTGAATACTACACACAATACAAGGATATTCAAGCCGACATAGATAAGGCCTATGCTACAGCCTCCTACTCTGCCCTGAAAAGCGCACTTAGTAAGGAAAACCTTGTCAGAATATCAGCATACAACGAAGCCAAGACAACCATGCAGGCCTATTATGACGCTACTACAGAAGCACACATGAGCTTCAAGGAGCGCATGACCAACGCAATAACCGAGAGCCAGAATTCTTTCCAAAACTTTTTCAGTGACGTTCTGACCATGCAGACATCTTTCGTCGATGGTATGGGTGAGCTGCTTAATAATCTTTTTGACAACATCGTCAACCAGATAACAGCAGGCTGGGCAGCATCCATCACACAAGGGTTCCTCGGGTTCCTGATGCCTGGCAACGGCAATAACGGAGGTTCCGGTGACGATGCTGGCGGTGACCAGCTGGCGAACTTTGGAACTGCGTTGGATGCAGCAACAGGCTCAGTCAATGGCTTAGGCGCTGGTGTTGGCGCTGCTAATGGCGCAATAGGAACAGGTACAAGTCTTATGGGTGCCTACAATGGCATTCAAAGCCTTATTACCGGAACAACTAAACCGGCTGAAGGTGCAGCAACAACTGCAGTCACAGCAGCATTGACGGCGCTGGCAACAGCTGCCACATCGGCCAGCATTGCACTTAGCGCCATGAGCGCCTCCGGCGGCTTCGGCTTTGGATTTTTTGCTAAAGGTGGCGTAGTAAAAGCTGCAGGCGGCGGCTCTATCGTTGGAGCCGGAACTGGCACATCGGACAGTATTCCGGCAATGTTGTCTAACGGAGAATATGTTCTGACGGCCGCGGCCGTAAACCGCTTAGGCCTCCCCTTCCTGGATAAGCTCAATGCAGGCGACTTCCCTGGCTACGCCGAAGGCGGCCTTGTACGTCCGAATCTTTATGTCGGCGCTGGTGTTAGCACTGCTAAAAGCAGCGACAGCCAAAGCCTGGCAGAAAAAGCTATCAACATAATTATGAACATATCCACAATGGACGCTCAAAGCTTCCAGGAATTTTTAGAGCGAAACGGCGGCAGAGAAGCAATCCAACAGGTCGCCTATGACGCAGAAAGAAATTTCTTGACCAATAAAGGAGCGTGGTAATATGGCCTTAAAAAAATTCCCTGACCTAAGACGCTTCGCATGGGAAAGCACCAAAAGCCAAAAATGGGAAACTACAAGCCAGCGCTCAGCGTCCGGGCGTATGCGTACCTTGACCAACCAGCTTTACCCAAACTGGACAATAACAGCAAGCTATAACTGCTTGACTGATGCAGAAGCGCGTCAGCTGCACGGCTTTGCTGCTAGTGTAAAAGGCGGCTTTGAGCCTTTTTTGTGGTTAGATCCGGAAGACTACCAGGAAAAAGGCCGGCCGTTGGCTGCGCTGGATGGAACACGCTATCAGGCTACTATGAAGCTAGGCGAACACGTCGAGCCGGTAGAATACATTGAGAACGTGGCTGTTTACGTTGATGGTATAAGGCAAAACCCTTCTTCCTACTCTATTGATGGTAGCGTAGTTAAATTTAAAACAACGCCGGCAGGAACAGTTACAGCTGACTACACATACTATTGGCGTGTACATTTTGCTGATGACGGCCTTGAGATTGAAAAGATATTCCAGGATGCCAACAAAGCAAGCCTGACGCTGGAGGTGGTAAGATGAAAAACGTACCGCAAAACCTTATAGAGCATCTTAACAGCGTGAAAAATTTCACGGCCTGCGACCTCTTTGAGCTGCGTTTGTTTTCCGGTAGCGTCTATTACTTTTCCGGGGCCGATTACAACGTAACCTATGACGGCAAAACATACAAGCCCGGCCCTCTCATAACGCGCCAGAAGGTAAAGCTTAATGATCGCGTCACTGTTGACAGTATGACCATCACATTCAGCACAAATTCAACCGACAAGGTCGCCGGAAAAACTATCATGGCAGCTGCACATGATGGCGTATTAGACAAAGCAAAGCTGCTTTTGCGGCGCTGCTTTTTCAAGGACGCTGTAATTTTAGGCGTTATCGACCTTTTTGCCGGCAACGTGGAAATCAAAAAAGCCGGAGGGCTAAAGCTGGAGCTTACTGTAAAATCCAAAGCACAAGGCCTTTCACAAGAGTTTCCTATAAGGCGATTTTACCCGCAAGGAACATATACAAACACAGGCGGCACGATTACCAGCGACGAAGAGGGCGACGCTGGAAGCCTCATTTGCCCTTACGTGCCACGGAAAGAGGTGCTGTTATGAGTTATACCCAACAAGGTGAAAAAATCGCTCTGGCGGCGCGTGAGTGGCTAGGAACGCCACATGTAAACGGTGCTCGCGTCAAAGGTAAAGGTGTTGACTGTGGTATGTTGCTTATTGGTGCCCTTGAGGACGCTGGCGTAATAAAAAAAGGCGCCATCGAAATAGCGCCCTATTCTCCGGAATTTCACTTGCATAATCGCCGCGAATGGATGAAGGAATACGTTGAAAAATACTGCAAGCGCATCGAAGGCCAGCCGCAAAAAGGCGATTTTCTGCTTTACCAATACGGCCGCTGCTGTAGTCATGCCGGCATATATATCGGCGATGGCTGCGTAATCCATGCGCAGCTCAATCAAGGTGTCATCCTGTCGAGCTTCGACGATGTTGTTTTTTATGATGCTAAAGGCAGGAGCAGACTGCGCGGCATCTATCGCTTTCAGGGAGGACCTGCATAATGAGCATTTTCAAGGGAAAAACCGTTGTCAACAGAGCTGAAAAAATAGCTGACTTCACAATAGCAACAGCGGAATACGGCTCTGCTGTACCGGAGATAATCGGTACAACACGCACCAGCGGCAACATTATTTATTACGATGACTTTACCGCCCACGAGCACAAGGATACACAAAGAAGCGGTAAGGGCGGCGGCTCTAAAACCGTAAGCATCACCTATACCTATACCGTGGCCATCATCTTCGCACTTTGCGAAGGCACGATTAAAGGCCTGGGGAAAGTGTGGAAAAACAAGGATATTTATAATTATCCTAGTGATGAAATCGGCATGACGTTATATTATGGCACAAATGAGCAACAGCCTTGGCCGTATGTTGTCGGTAAGCATCCTGAAAAGGCTCTGCCTTATAAAGGCCTTGCATATATGGCTGGCGTTATAGACCTTGGCAGCAATGCCAGCTTACCAAATTTCAATTTTGAAGTTAAAGGCAAGCTTACTGAAGGCGGTGACGGTGTAGATGTAAACCCTGCTGATTATATTCTGTATATCCTCAATAAAATCGGTATGGGCGATGTAAAAATTTCCGGTATAGAAAATTACAGACGCTATTGTGCAGCTGCTGACCTGCTGATCAGCACGCCGATGGATGAAAGCAAATCCAGAACCGCCCGCGAAATCGTCAATGAGATTGCAACAATCACCAACGCCTTCATGTTCTGGTCCAACGATCAATTTAAAATCGTTCCGCTAGCTGACAGGCCTGTAGGCGATTGGAAACCAAACAGAACAATCGTATATGACCTGACTCCGGATGACTTCCTGCCACAAAACAACGGCGCTTGTGTAACCTACTCCAGGAAAGACAGCAGCGAAATTTATAACCGCTTTACCGTCGAATTTGTCAATCGTGCAAATGGCTACGAGAAGGAAAGCGTCAGTTATGTAGATAATGACGACCTGAAGGAATACGGCTTGCGTCAAGCATCCACAACCAAAGCTTTATACATCTACACCAAGAAAAGAGCCGTCTTCTTGGCCGAAGAGCTTGCAAGGAAGAACAAATACGAGCGCAATCAATACACCTTCAAATTGGATTGGGCATTCTGCCGCTTAGAGGTTGGCGACCTTGTAACCTTAACAGATCCGTCCATAGGCCTAAACAAACAGGTGGCTCTTATCGACAGCGTCACCGAAGACGTACAAGGCCTTTTAACCTTTACTGCCATTTCCAGAGCTGGTGGCGATTATGACGCAGCTATATATGATGTGCATGACACAGACCGTCCTTTTGTTGATTTTTCGCCAGAACCCGGAGACGTTGATGTTCCGGCAATCTTTCAGCCGCCGACGGAATTGACCAGCAATGGTAATGAATTATGGATAGGCACAAAGGGAAAAAGTAAAAACTGGGGCGGGTGCAATGTTTGGGTAAGTGACGACAACCAGCATTACAGCGAAGTCGGTAAAATAACCAACAGCGCCCGTCTTGGTTCTCTGGCGGCGGCAGTCAATGCATCTGCAGATGAAATTGAGGTAACCGTCAATGGTACATTGCTAAGCGGCACAGAGCAGGACGCACAAAGAGCCAACACACTTTGCTGGCTTGATGGCGAATGCCTGAGCTACACAACGGCAACCATGCTGCAGAACGGCAACTATAAGCTTTCTGGCCTTATCAGAGGGCAATATAACACAACGGCCGCTGCTCACGCAACAGGCGCAAAATTTGTGCGTTGTGACGAAACTCTGTTGAAAAGCCCATTAAAAAAGGAAGATGTAGGGAAAAAGCTATGGATTAAATTCACCAGCTACAACATCTTCGGAGCGCGTGAACAATCCCTGGCAGACGTTGAGCCATACGAATATACCATCCTGCCCTATTATATTCCTCCTGTCCTCTCTGTAACCGCTCACAATCGCTACAGAGAGCTACCGGACGGCGTAAGCCGCTACGACATAGTGGTAGATTGGACGCCGCCGGATTTTGCAAATTATCTGCAGGGTGACGTTTGGTATAAAACCAATAATGAGCAAGCTGAAAGATTGATAATAGCTGAAGGCGTTCCAGCAGACGAAATGGGTTGGCAGGGAGATTGGCTGTACGGCGGCTCTGGCAAATGTCAGTGCGTCATTCCGCAGGCCGTCGTTGGTGATACGTACCGCATAGCTGTATGCACAAAAGATGAGCACGGCATTGTTACCAGCCCTGATATGTCGCCTCAGATTGATATTACGGTAGCAGTAAAGACTACAACGCCGAACACTCCGGATGATTTCAATATCAGCTTTAGCGATGTAGCAGTAGTTACATGGAAAGAGGTTACTAACTCCGACATAGCTTTCTACGAGGTGCGTCGCGACAATTACCCCGGGGTTGAGGATATAAACCTGCTAGCGCGTACCAACGGCCTCAGCGCGTCGCTGGCGCTGTCAGAGCGTACAGGCACGCTGTATCTGTATGCTAAAAGCGCCATAGGTAAATACAGCGCTCCTGCAGATTTGAAATACTACAAAGCAGAACCGCCGAGACCGGAACCTCCGGTGCTTAGTCCTAAAGTAGGCGGTATGGGCATCAAATGCAAGGCCGTACCCAGTGACTGCATCGGCGTGCGCTATTATATCAATGATGATAGCGTGTACAGCAAAAACAATACCCTGTCATATAGCTGTGAAGCAGGCGTGTATGATGTAACCTGTGCTTATGTGGATATGTTTGGCGATGGTCCACCATCCGGGCAGTCGACCTGTACCGTAAAGACTGTTATTGATGAAAGTATGATTGCTGATGAAGCTATCAGCTCCGCCAAGCTGGATAAGATTGTGCAGAACAACATCAGTAATGCTACGGCCAACGCAAATACTGCGTTACAAAATAGTAATAACGCTTTAGTTAATGCAAATGCAGCGTTGAGTAATAGTAATATCACCGCTGATAAGTTAAAAAAAGATTATAGTACAACTACGCAGACGGAAACACTTATTGCTACACGTGTTGCTAACAGTTTGGGTAATTACAGTACCACAGAGCAGACCGCCACAATGATTAGCAACAGTATTGCTAATTTCAAGGACGGTACCCTTAGTAAGTACAGCACGACTAAGCAGACTGAAGCGCTCATCAGCTCGCAGGTAGCAAGCTATACTGACGGAAAACTGAGCAGTTACAGTACAATTGAGCAGACCAACACGGCAATCAGCAACATGGTTGTTAAGCTTAATAATGCGACTGATAAAAAATTAGAATCATACAGTACCACAGAGCAGACCGCCAACATGATTGCCGGCAGCATTGCTAATTTCAAGGACGATACGCTTAGTAAGTACAGCACGACTAAGCAGACCGAAGCGCTCATCAGCTCGCAGGTAGCCAGCTATACTGACGGAAAACTTAGCGGTTACAGCACGATCGAGCAGACCAACACGGCAATCAGCAACATGGTTGTTAAGCTGAATAATGCGACTGATAAAAAATTAGAATCATACAGCACTATACAGCAAACTCAGGATGCCATCAGCCTTGCGGTGAAAAATATCGACCTTGACGGCAATGATATTATCACAAAAATCAACATCGCCGACGGCACAATCCTGCTTGACGGCAAATACGTCCATGTTACAGGTGATACGCAGATTGACGGCAATGTGATTACAAACAATATGCTTGCAGGCAGCATCAGCGCTGATAAAATGGCGGTAGATAGCCTGTCAGCTATCTGCGCGACTATCGGTACATTACGTACAGCAACTAGCGGAGCAAGAACGGAAATAAAAGACAACTTGATTGAAGTATATGACAGCAATAATGTGCTTCGGGTAAAAATGGGGGTATGGTAATGGCTCAAGGTTTAGTAATAAACAACGCAGACGGAAGTGTGAAATTAGATACTAACAGCAATATCACAAGAACAATAGGACAAGCAACTCTGCAAGGCAGCGGAGAAATCACAAGCGCTGGCATAGGATATCCGAATAATAAGCTGTGGTACATAATCCTCAGTAACGTATCTCCGGTATACAAACCCAGTAATAACGAATATCCAATTTTGCGCATAGATGATACCGGGTATAGGATATTTTGGAAAAACCAACTCGGCACGAAGATAAGGTATGGAATAATATGAGCACTTATCTTGAAGTTATAGGCGATGATAAAAGAGTCGTTATCGACGATAAATTTGCTTGCATGGAAGTAGTTGACAGTTTCCCGTTATCACAGTGCAAGAAGAAAGATATGTCTAGTAGCACGGCGGGATGGCACAATTATTATTATGAATTTCCAACTGGCCATTCGATACCGGACAATGCGTTGGTTGGGATAAGTTTAAATGGAATAACTAGCGAAGTGCCGTTTTCCTATTTAGCTATCGGAAACACTATTCGCTTTTTTGGTGACGGAAGCGCAGTAGCACAAATTGGCATAGTTGCCATTGAAAGAGATGATATTATAGCAACGTCGACATTGTACATATTTAACCATGCCACAAGAACCCCTAGCGAGCATGGCGTTGGGCTTGAAATAATAAACGATAACAACGAAATAGTATTTTCTTCTGAACGTCCTTACATAAACGTATTAAAGTGCGGAAGCGAAGAAAAAGACAACATTTCTACTGCGAGTGAAAAGCCAATAATTGCGTGCAATTTAGGAGAAGATTATTACTATGAGCTTTACCAACAAGCTCATTATGCATCACCGCAAGGAGTAGAAAGCCATAAAAGGCCAACATATATATTGAAAAATCAAGTAGTAAGTATTGTGCCTAGGTTTTTCAATACGTTTTGGACAGGCGATAGTCAAGCTCCAGAATACAACCCAGATACAGGAGAATGGACGTACCCGGATAACGGAGGGCCTGAGTATGGAGGATTTTACGAATTTGATGCTTGGTATAATTACGGTTGGTTAATAGGGACAATTTGCTAATTTTTACATCAGAAAGGGAGGCGACAAATGAAACCACAAGCATTTCAGCCGGGCGAGCTGCGCGATGAATATGACCAAATAATTCGCGCCGGAGCCTACGGCAAGAAAACACCATTTGTTAATTCTGACAATAACGCTATCTTGGACTATATCATGAACAACTTTGATGCGTTATATGCTCAGATACCCAACGGCAGAGCCTATGTAAAATCTGTCAACAATATAACACCGGACAGCAACGGCAATGTTACTGTTAATGTTGGTAGCGGCGGTGGAACCGGTACAAATATCACCGTTGACTCTGCGTTATCATCGACCAGTACCAACCCTGTGCAAAATAAGGTGCTCTATGCAGCCTTAAACAATAAACTGGATAAAAACGGTACTGCAACCTATGCTGTGCGGGACAGCTCCGGTAATATCATCAGCAGCACATATGCCAAGAAAACGGACCTCAGCAGCTATGTGAAGTCAATCAATAATGTGAAGCCTGACAGTGCCGGCAACGTCAACATCAGTAGCAGTGGTGGCGGCACAAACATCACTGTGGATGCTACATTAGACAGCACTTCGAGTAACGCTATCGCTAACAAGGCCGTTTATGCTGCTTTAGAAAATAAGCTGGACAAGACCGGTACGGCAGCTGCTGCTACAAAAGCTACGCAGGACAGTTACGGAAATGTAATTGTTACTACTTATGCCCGCAAGTCGGACCTCAGCGGCTATGTTAAAACGATTAATAACCAAGAGCCTGATGCCAACGGCAACATCAATATTAGCACCGGTGGCGGTGGCTCAGGATCCAATATTACTGTTGATACTACGTTATCAAGCACATCAAATAACCCGATTGCTAACAAGGCTGTTTATACGGCCTTGAATAATAAGCTGGAAAAGAATGGTACGGCCATGTATGCATCTCGAGACAGCTCCGGAAATGTCTTTGGTAGTACGTATGCAACAAAAACAGAACTGAGCAAGTGTGTTAAAAGTATCAACAATTTAACTCCGGACGGCTCCGGTAACGTCAACATCAGTACCAGCGCTGGCGGCACAAACATCACTGTGGATACTACGTTGTCCTCTACATCTACTAATGCTATCCAAAATAAAGCAGTATATGCTGCTCTGAGTGGCAAACTGGATAAAATAGACACGGCAGCTGCTGCAACTAAGGCAACACAAGATGGAGCAGGAAATGTTATTGCAACGACTTACATCAAAACAGTCAATAATTTAAAGCCAGATGCTTCCGGCAACGTCAATGTTAGCGCTGGCGGCGGTGGAGTAAGCACGTCTACAGCTAACACGTGGACTGCTCAGCAAGATTTCCAATATTTAGGGGTTGCTTTTGAACGCTATAACTCTGCTAATATAAGTGGATCGAGTGTTACCCCGAATACGTCTATGGCTGTTTATGTTGCATCAGGGGCGTTTACTATAAATATGGCAACAATAGCAAGTCGCCTCAGCTACAATCAAGCAACAGTTTTTAGTGCTTATATTACATCGGATGCAGATTATGCTTTAACGATTTCTGATGCCGGCACTGTTAAATATATCGGCAGTGCGTCCGATTTAGCTATAACTAGCGCTGGCTTGCTGCTCAATATATTGATGAGCAAAGACGGTACTGGAAATCTGATTAGCATTATCCAAGCTAACAAACTGGCGTGAGGTGTAGAACATGGGACTTAACAGGATGATGCTTATAAGCAAGCATACTACTGGTGGCGGAACTACAGGAGATAATGCGTTTGTTATAACAATGGGACAGCAAGGCTATCAATATGGTTTTTCTCGCTACAATGCTACTATCGGCGAAGTTGAAGGCAACGTGCAACACGAAGGCAAAGCTGTTACTCTTGTGATGCTGTGTTATTATAGTGGCTTTCTTGATTTTGCTTTCAATATCGAGGGTGTCACTGGGGGTAAATACAATGTCACTGTTAAAGTAACGTCAACGGAAACAAATGAAAATGTACGCATTAACTTTTCAAGCATTCAGTATCAGAGCTATGTTCCCGGCTTCTACGAATATACACAAAGTTTATCTTCAGATGCTGTGCGTATGTTCTCTAAAGCCAACGTCGGTAAACAATTCAAAGTGGAATTAATCTTTAACTAAGGAGCAAATCATGGAAACGTATACATATAAAGCAAAGCGCTATGATAACCTCTATAATTTGTCGGAGGCACTGGGACAGGATGGCGTCTTTATCCCACGCACAATATCTGATACTGAATTAGAGCAGCTGGGTGTTGTTGTGGCGGAAGAGGAAGAGCCGATTGAAAATATCCGCGCCCGCAAAATCATGGAGCTGAAGCTCCAGCGTGATGCTGCAGAGGTTGAGCCGGTAGAATATGGAGGTTATCTCTACGATTACGACAGTCAGGCGCGCGACCGGATCGCCGCTGCAATTATTGCGCTCGATGTGCAGGGCGATGGCGCTAAAATTAGCTGGACCACGGCAAACAATGAGGATGCGGTGGTTACGGCTCAGGACCTGCGTATGATTATCGCCGCTGTTGCTGTGCGTAGTAATGCTTTGCACACAGCGTATAGAGCCGCCAAGGCGCAGGTTGAAGCTGCACAAAACAAAGACGAAATCGACACTATTTCTATAAATTAGGAGGGTATTTATGAACTACCGACTCTTTACTGACTCAGCACTAGCTGCAGCACAAACTCTTTATTATGGCTGGAGCTATAAGGTAACATTAGCAGCAATCTTAGCTCTATTGTTACACAAACATGCTATTCTTTTTTACGCATTCAGCGTTCTTGTGTTTTTGGACTGTTTAACTAAGTGGATTGCTATCGCCCATGACTATCTCATAAGCCAAGGACAAAATCCTACTGTGCTGCAATCGCTTATCGGTATAAAAGTAGCTCGCAGCAAAGGATTGATTTCCTCCGAAGTAATGAAGCACAGATTTTTAGGTAAAATTTGCGTCTATCTTTTGTGCGTCATGGCAGCTGCCAGTGCAGATCTGATTATGGTTGAGCTGTATAAACCAACATGGGCAGTAGGAACCATTATTGGTTACTTAACGGCAACGGAATTACTAAGTATAGTAGAAAACCTCAACGCTGCTGGCGTTGAGGCTGTACAAGGATTAGTTGATGTTATCAAAAGAAAGAAGGTATAAATATGCTAAGAGGAATTGACGTATCGGAAAATAACGATCGTGTAAATTGGCAGGAAGTAGCTCACAGCGGTGTACAATTCGCTATTATCCGTATCGGTTATGGCAACGGACATCTTGATGGCGAATTATACAGAAATGTTAACAATGCTCTGCTGCACGGCCTCAAAATCGGCGTATACTTTTACAGCTACGCTCTCAACACCAGAAGCGCTCGTAAGGAAGCTGAATTTGTTATCCAAACATTGATTGACTGCGGCTTGACTCCGGAAAAGCTCCACATGGGCGTTTGGTATGATATGGAGGACGCAGATGGCTATAAGCAACGCCACGGAATGCCGAGCACGGCAGAGCTGACAGCTATGTGCTCTGCCTTCGTCTCAGCTCTTAACGCGGCAGGCTACAGCTGCGGCATCTACGCATCTCTTGACTGGCTGGAAAATAAAATCGCCACGAAACAATTGGCCGACTACGTGCCATATTGGTGCGCGCAATGGGGCGGCAGCTGCGATTGGCCTAACGCTAAGATGTGGCAATACACTGACCGCTTTTTAATCAACGGTTGTGAGTTTGACGGAAATTATTGCTTCTGATTGGAGGAATCCATGAATGACAATCAAAACAAAAGGCTTGCTTGTATGGTTATTTTTTTGGTGCTGTTTTTCGGCGCCCTACTCTGGATATGCAGAAGCCGTCCCCCAGAAGATGTACCAGATCAGCGAGACCGAGCTAACACAATTAGAGCTGAACTTGGCGACGCTCAAAAATCACAACAAGACCTACAACGAGGAATTGAAAAAGCAGCAGATGAAGTTAAATCTGCTGCACAAAGAGCTGGAGACCTGGCAAGCCAAATCGAAGACGACGGAGCTATTATTGAAGAATGCGAATGCATCCTTCGAACTGTACGCCAAAGAGGAAAAAAGTAAAATTGAAAAAGCCAAACGGCAAAGAAATTTATATATATTTCTCTCTACCTGTCTGGCTTATTCTCTCGTTAAACAATTAAATTGA